CAGGCAAAGTACCTATTCAGGAAATATCATCAGGTTCTGGTGGACAGAAAATGCAAAGTTTAATTGGTACATACAATTATTATTTACAAATGATAAGAGATGTAACCGGGCTTAATGAAGCTAGAGACGCTGCAACACCTGATAAAAACGCTTTGGTTGGAGTTCAAAAACTAGCTGCAGCTAATTCTAACACAGCAACAAGACATATACTACAGTCTGGTTTATTCTTAACTTCAGAAGTAGCTCAATGTTTATCCCTTAGAGTATCTGACATATTAGAATACTCACCAACTGCAGATGCTTTCATACAACAAATAGGTAGTCATAACGTCGGTACATTAGAAGATATGAAAAACTTACATCTATATGACTTTGGTATATTTATAGAGTTAATGCCTGACGATGAAGAAAAAGCAATGCTTGAAAACAATATACAAATGTCACTGCAACAACAAACTATAGATCTTGAAGATGCTATTGATGTTAGAGAGATTAAAAATGTAAAGCTTGCAAATCAAATATTAAAAATACGTAGAAAGAAAAAACAAGAAAGAGATCAAATGGTTGCGCAGCAAAACATACAAGCACAATCGCAAGCTAATATACAAGCACAACAAGCTTCTGCAGAGCTTGAAGTACAAAAAGCCCAGGCTATGGTTCAAACAGATATGCAGCTTGAGCAAATGAAAGCTCAGCTTGATGCACAAAAACAAGCTCAAGAAGTTGAGTATAAAAAACAATTAATGGAGCTAGAGTTTCAAATGAATATGCAGTTGAAACAAATGGAAACTGAAAACATTAATTTAAAAGAAAAACAAAAAGAAGATCGTAAAGACGAAAGAACTAGAATTCAAGCCTCTCAACAAAGTGAGCTTATTGATCAAAGAAATAATGCAAAAGCACCTAAAAACTTTGAATCAGCAGGTAATGATACTATAGGAGGTGGATTTGATTTAGGTGCATTTGGTCCTAGATAACAATTATTAATTATTATTATATTATATTATGGAAGAAAACGTAGAAAACGTAGTTGAAGAAACTACACCTGAAACTGTAGAGACAGTTGAAGAAAAAAGAAAACCAAACATTAACGAAGATGGCGACTATGTAGTCAACTTAGACAAACCAATAGAAAATGAAACCACAGAAGAAGTTACAAAAGATAACGCTGACGACGGCGGAGTGGTTGAGCTCGTTGAAGATGCCAACACCACAGAAAAACAAGAGGAAGTACAGCCGGAAACTGAAGCACAGGAAACTGCAGTATTAGAAGAAATTACTGAAGAAGAAGTTCAAGAGCAAGTAGAAGACTTAGCTGAACAAGCTCAAGAAGCTATGTTAGAATCTGCGGAAACTGGCAAAGCTTTACCTGAAAATTTACAAAAAGTTGTAGACTTTATGGAAGACACTGGTGGTAGTTTAGAAGACTATGTAAGACTTAACCAAGACTTTTCTAGTTACGACGATACTACAATTCTTAAAGAGTACTACAAGCAAACAAAATCTCACTTAACAGAAGATGAAATCAGTTTTTTAATGGAAGATGAATTTTCATATGATGAAGAAATAGATGAAGAAAGAGAGATTAAAAAGAAAAAAATAGCGTTAAAAGAGCAAGTTGCCAACGCTAAAAGCCACTTAGACGGGCAAAAGTCTAAATACTATGAAGAGGTTAAAGCTGGTTCCAGGTTAACACCTGAACAACAAAAAGCTTGGGACTTTTTTAATAGATACAACAAAGAGTCGGAAGAGACTAAGAAAATAGCGGAAAAACAAACTAACACTTTTAAATTAAAAACTCAAGAAGTTTTTAACGATAAATTCAAAGGTTTTGAATACAACGTCGGAGACAAGAAGTATAGGTTTAATGTGAAGAACGCTGGAGAGGTTAAAGAAACCCAAGGTGATATTAATAATTTTGTCAAGAAGTTCTTGAATAAAAATAATGAAATGTCAGATGCTAAAGGTTATCATAAATCTCTTTTTACAGCAATGAATCCCGACGCTATTGCTAAACATTTTTACGAACAAGGAAAATCTGATGCTATGAAAGACAGTGTTGCTAAGGCCAAAAATATAAATATGGATCCAAGGCAATCATTTTCTAACGATAACACAAGTGGTCCTAAAGTAAGAGTGCTTAACGATGATACTTCTCCAACTTTTAAGTTTAAAATTAAAAATAAATAACAAATTTAAAATTACAAAATTATGGCAATTACAGGAGGAACTAATTTGAATAGTGTACCTGCTTCACAGAAGCAAACACTAGCTACAAATTACTTAGACTTATCATCAGCTTCAAACGCTGGATGGGGTCAACAATATTTACCAGACCTAATGGAAAAAGAAGCTGAAGTTTTCGGACCGAGAACTATTTCAGGTTTCTTATCACAAGTTGGGGCTGAAGAGGCTATGACTGCTGATCAAGTAGTATGGTCTGAACAATCAAGATTACATTTATCTTACAAAGGTAACATTTCTGGAACTGATACTTTTACATTTGAAACTGATATTGATGAAAACGCAGTAACAACAACTCACGGTGTTAGAATTAATGATACTGTTTTAATAGCAAATGCAAATGGTGTTTTTAAAGCAATGGTTACTGCTGCTCCATCAACTTCTTCAGTTACTGTTAAAGCTTATGATGCTACTAGTATTGCTGCGTTAACAACTTCTAAGGCAACAACTTTATTAGTTTATGGTTCTGAATATGGCAAAGCAACTGGTTATTACACTACTGCTGCTGGTTCAAGAGTTGCGGAAACGCACACTGCAAATGAGCCTTCTTTTCAAACGTTTACTAATAAGCCAATTATAATGAAAGATTACTACGAAGTTTCAGGATCTGATGCTTCTAGAATTGGTTGGGTAGAAATTTCAACTGAAATGGGTCAAGGAGGTTACTTATGGTACTTAAAAGCTGAGTCTGATACTAGAGCTCGTTTTAATGACTACATTGAAATGTCTATGTTAGAGTCTGTTAAAGGATCTGGATCTAACGCTGTAGATGATCATTTAAGAAGTAGTGGTGATAATATTGGTACTCAAGGTTTATTTGATGCTATTGAAGATAGAGGAAATGTTACTACTGGTGTTACTGGTGTTAATGCTTCTACTGATTTAGCTGAATTTGACGCTATCTTAGCTGAATTTGACAAGCAAGGTGCTATTGAAGAATACATGATGTTTGTTAACAGATCTACTAGCTTAGCTATGGATGACATGTTAGCCTCAATGAATTCTTACGGTGCTGGTGGTACATCATACGGTGTATTCAACAACTCTGAAGATATGGCATTAAACTTAGGTTTCTCTGGTTTCAGACGTGGATCTTATGATTTCTACAAGTCTGACTTTAGATATTTAAATGACTTAGCTACTAGAGGTGGTATTAACGCTGCTTCTTCTGCTAACGCGCTTAGAGGGGTTATGATTCCTGCTGGTACTTCTTCAGTTTATGATCAAACTGTTGGACAAAGCATGAAGAGACCTTTCTTGCACGTAAGATATAGAGCTTCACAAACTGACGACCGAAGAATGAAGTCTTGGGTTACTGGTTCTGTAGGTGCTGCTACATCTGCTTTAGATGCAATGCAATTACACTTCTTAACTGAAAGATGTTTAATTACTCAAGGTGCTAACAATTTCATGTTATTGAAATAAGCACTGTTTATACTAAAGAACCGGGGCTTCGGCCTCGGTCCTTTTATTTATTAATTTTATTATATATTATATTATGGCAAAAAAACAAAAAACACAAGAGGTAGAGGTACCTGTTGTTGAAACTCCAATAGTTGAAACACCAAAACCTAAAAAAGTTGAACTTAAAAAACCAACTTGGGAAATAAAAGATAGAGTTTATAACCTAGCAGGCAGTAAAAAACCTTTAACATATATGTTAAAAAGCTCTAACGTATACTGGTTTGACGAAGAAAAAGGTTATGAAAGAGAATTAAAATACTGTCAAAATCAAAAAACACCATTTGTTGATGAAATGAAAGGTGATCAAAGATTAGACCATGTTATTTTTAGAAATGGTAATTTATTTGTAGAAAAAGAAAAAACAGTTTTGCAAAAATTATTATCTTTATACCACCCACACAGAGAAAAAATATATTTTGAGTACAAACCTGTTGAAGAAGCAGCAAGTGATATAGAAATATTAGAAATGGAAGCTGATGCAATACTAGCTGCTAGAGATATGGATATAGATATGGCAGAAGCAATACTACGTGTTGAGAAAGG